AAAACTATATATCCGATGATTTTGAATACGTTAGTTGACGGACCTGAAAAAGGAAAGCGACCTCGGAGGATGCGCCAAGACCACCTGTAGGCATGCGGTAAAAGCAAAGTATTTTTGTTTGCTTATTTTTTCTGCTCCTATAAAAGACGGCCAAGTAAGGTGCAAAGCGGAACCCATCCGACCGTAAAACAGGCTGTGGCAGCCTGTATCGCAATGATCCCGCAATCTACAATGATACTCCTGTCCAGTCACAGCTATCGCAATGAGGGCAGCCGACAGAGATCCTGCCGGGGGTGGAAGTCCCGTGATGCGGCGCCGACCGCAGTCCAGATCATCGCCTTTGCAGTGCTTGGGAAGTAGTGTCGAATTAAGCACGACTCTTAAAAATCTTATGATAAACGACTTAATGTCAGAAGCAATGGGGAACACTTTGTTTTTTGCTGTCTATTGAAGCAAATTGAGTGGTCCCTATTTTTGTGCCATTAAGGATGAGGGAGGTGAGTGCTTTGCAGGAGAAAAAAGCAAATATAAGGCGCGGAGATATATTTTATGCTGATTTGAGTCCCGTTTTGGGGTGTGAGCAGGGCGGTGTACGTCCTGTACTCGTTATACAGAATGACATTGGAAATAAGTACAGTCCCACGCTTATCGTGGCGGCAATAACCAGCAAGCCAAAAAGAGAGCTGCCTACGCATATTGAGGTTCTCAGTATTGAGGCGCTGCAGAAAGATTCGGTTGTGCTATTGGAGCAGATACGTACTATTGACCGCATCAGACTTTTAGACTACATAGGAAGCTTAAGCAGAATACGCATGAGCTTAATCGACAGGGCATTGGCAGTCAGTGTAGGCCTTACTATAACAGAGATAATACATGACCAATGATGCAGACAATTCATATAAAACAATCAAAAAATAGAGAGGTGATATATATGACAAGGGAACAAGCGGCCAATGAGGTCAAGTATAAAATCACTTTGAAGCTCCTTGGCATGCTTTTAAACAATGAATTAATTACTGAAGAAGAATATGAAAAAATCGACGAATTGAACCGTCAGACTTTTCATCCACAGCTTGAAAAAGTATATGTCTAAAGTAGTAGCTATTGTAAAACTTGTGTGGTAATGTGTGTTGCTAACAGGAAGGAATCCTGTGAGAAAGGAGGATAGAGCCATGTCAGGCAATCAGGAAAAAGAAAAAAGGATAACCAATGAAAACCCTGTGGAAACGCAAGAAACAGATGAATTCAGAAAAATGATGAAAGAATGTGAGGAGGGAAAAATTGACTTAATTATGACAAAATCATACACACGGTTCTTAGAAAGCACCGAGGACAGAACAGAGGTAATCGAAAGACTCAGACAACTTGACATCGAAGTGTTTTCACAGAAAGAGAACAGCAACACTCAATTAGTAAACAGTGAGCAAGCATTGCAGCAGGAATGATAAACAAGAGGAACCTGTTATGAAGGAGAAAAAAGATATGTCAATCAAACAGGAAAAAGTAAAAAGAATAATAAAAATAAATCCTGTAAAATCTCAGGTAATGCTGCATCTTCAGCCAAAAAAGCGTGTCTGCTCATACAGCCGAGTCAGCACGGATTCCAGAGAACAGCATAATTCATTCATTGCACAGAAAGCATATTACGAAGAAATGATCGGTCAAAGGGATGATTGGCAGTATGTCGGAATGTATGCTGATGAAGCAAGGAGCGGTACTAAGATTCAAAGGAGAGATGACTTCCTGCGAATGATGAAAGACTGTGAGGCCGGAAAAATTGACATGATAATTACAAAATCTGTTACCCGGTTTGCAAGAAACACTGTTGACAGCATTGAAGCGATTCGTAAGCTTAAACTCCTTGGAATTGCAGTATTTTTTGAACAGGAGAATATAAACACCTTATCAGAGAACAGTGAAGTGCTTTTAACTATATTGAGCTCTCTCGCACAGGGAGAGGCGGAAAGTACATCAACAAATAACAAATGGGCATCTATCAAGAGATTTAAGGATGGAACATTTAAAATATCAACTCCGGCTCTTGGATATACAAAAGACATAGATGGAGAGCTGATTATTGATGAGCAGGAAGTAGAGATTGTCCGATACATTTTCAAGCAGTATTTAAATGGAAAGGGTACATATGTTATTGCAAAGGAATTGAATGACATGGGAATTCTAACTATACGAGGTGCTGAAAGATGGGTAGACCGTGCGATAAAGGACATTCTTCTAAATTCGGTATATACAGGAAATTTAATCTTACAAAAAACTTATAGGACTGAGGTAATTCCCTTCAAGCAAAAAAGGAACAAGGGAGAGTTACCTCAGTATTTTATTTATGAGAATCATGAACCAATTATCAGCATGGAGGAAGCGGAAGCAGTCAAAGAAATTTTTGAATATCGACGCAAGCAGATGAGTGTAGATGTTATTAAGGTACAAAATCGCTATGCATTTACCAGTAAGATTATATGCGGAGAATGTGGCAGGGTATTCAGGCGGCAGAAGATATATATAGGAAAGCCCTATGAGAAAGTGCAGTGGTGCTGTATCCAGCATATTCAGGATAAGGACAAATGTAAAATGACATCAATACGTGAAGATATTATACAACAGGCGTTTACCCTGATGTGGAATAAGCTATCCAGTAACTATAAAGAAATACTATATCCTCTTCTGGAATCTCTGAAAAATCTGCGTGCTGATGAACAGCAGGAACGAGAAATAAGAGAATGCAATGAAAAAATAATAGAACTGTCAAAGCAGAGTCATATCTTAAGCGGCGTGGTAGCCAAAGGATATATTGACTCTGCTATTTTTATAGAAAAGCAGACTGCATTGCAGGTAGAGACGGATGCCATTCGGAAAAGGAGAAAGGTTCTGCTGGACGAGAGTGGCTTTGAAGCTGAGATTTTTAATACAGAGCATCTGATAGGACTTTTTGAGCGATATCCAGAGCTACAGGATAACTACAGCGAGGAATTGTTCCTGCAAAGTGTGGATCAGATCATCATCATAGAAGGAATGACGATAACCTTTCGTTTGATAAACAAGCTTGAGTTTTCAGAATGCTTTAGTAAGGAGGAGATACAGCAATGATGCAAAGACATATACCTATGGGATACTGCATGCGGGATGGCAGGATATGCTTTGATATAGAAAAAGTGAAGACAGTACAAAAGATTTTTAAGGATTACCTTTCAGGAAGCTCTACCCATGCCATAGCTAAGGAAATGACAGCTAAAGGAGTTATGAATGCCAACAATAAGCCGTCATGGAACCATGGGTCCATCGGCAGAATTTTAGAAAACATCAAATATTTGGGCGATGAGATGTACCCTCAAATGATAGAACCTGAAATTTTCGAGCAGGTACAGAGGCTTAGAACAGAACGTGCCCAAAAGCTTGGGAGAGCTATACAGCCCAATAGCATGAATAACAAAAATTTATTTAACGGCAGACTCTGTTGCGGAGAATGTGGTGAAGAATATCGGAGGTATGCTGAAAACTGTGGAAAACCATCAGAAAAAATCAATTGGAAGTGCAGGCATTACATATATAAGAACCGTGTCCACTGCATCTGCGGGGTAGTCACAGATGAACAGATAAAGGAAGTGTTCATACGTGCGGTAAACGAGATAATCAAAAATACTTCACTGCTTGAGAAAAAGCCAAAAGAGAATCCCAAGAGATACAGTCTCGAATTTTTGCAGATAGACCAGAAAATAAAAGAGCTTGAGGAGGATGAGCAGTTTTCCTCAAAGGAGCTTGCAATACTGATTTTTCAAAGGGCAGAGGCGTTCTATAAGACTGCACAGGTTTATGATTATGACCACAATACTGAAAAGATGAAAAATGCATTATCAGATAAACAACCGCAAACAGAGTTTGATGAAGAGCTGTTTTCGCAGATTATGAAAAGAATGGTCATTTATGAAGACGGACGTATAGATGTTGAATTTATTAACGGAATGACTATACATGAAAATTATAAAAATCCAAAGAGAGAGGTTGAAACATATGCAAACAGAAAAAGAGAACAACATATCCAATACACAGCAAGCGGAAGATAGCGAAAATATCACGGCAGAATCAAAAGGGAGAAAGGCAGTGGCAGTGTACTGCAGACTCGGCAGTGCTGAACAGCTACGTAAGGAAATTCAGATAGATGAGATCATAGAGGAAAGGCGTAAAAGCAATATACGGTTGGAACTCAGTTAAAACATATGAAAAATAGAGAGGATGACTAATATGCAGGCATTAAGGAAGAAAAACATATCCATCATACCCTCAAACCCAGCATATGACAAGACTATCAAGGTTCAATTCAAAGCCTTAAGGGTAGCAGCGTACTGTCGTGTAAGCACACTGCTTGAGCAACAGGAAGGTAGCTATGAAGCTCAGGTGTCCTACTATACAGAAAAAATACAGCAAAATCCAAATTGGAAGCTTGCAGGTATTTATGCCGATGACGGAAAATCTGCAACGAACACTAAGAAAAGAGATGACTTCAATGCCCTGATTGAGGATTGTATGGCAGGAAAAATAGACCTTGTACTTACTAAATCCGTAAGCCGTTTTGCAAGAAATACGGTGGATTCACTGCAAGCAATCCGTAAGCTTAGGGAGAAAAACATAGGTATCATTTTTGAAAAGGAAGGGATCAATACTCTTGAGGGAAGTGGGGAGCTTTTAATTACTATCCTGAGCAGTCAGGCACAGGAAGAAAGCAGGAACTTAAGTGAAAACACACGCTGGGGATTTGAAAGAAAGTTTGAAAAAGGCGTGGTAATGGTCAACCATAAAAAGT